CTCGGATGAAATCGTCCCCACAGAGCCCCGCGACGCCACGAATGGCAAGGGCACCATGACAGCTCTTAAACGAATTACAAGCCACAGCGGCTTCTAAACACGTCTAAGGAGCACAGTCTTCCTTTGTACCTATCAGACTCGTAATCCCTCAGAAGAGGAACACTAGTCTGAACCGGGGTGTTACGCTCAAAGCGGAAGCCGTTGTAAGACAACGACTTCCACGGGGGCGAAACTCGATAACGGTACGACCTTCTTACAGCCCCGATGGAAGGGCTGTAAATCTCCCGGCTCCCTATGTGCCGCCCGTGGGCGAACATATGAGAGAGCAAAGCTCTCGTTTCATCAGGGTCAGGAGAATAATTTTTGACAATTTCAAAAGAACTGTCAATAACTGCCTTCCTGCAAGGCAGAGGTGTATAAAACCTCTTCTTCCTCATAGAAGTTTCACGCTTCCAAACAGCGTGAGAATCCCTATGAAGACCCAACTGAGACGGGAGAAACCCCCACGACCTGCCTATTCTGGCTTTCACAAACGCATCGCTCCACTTGGCCGAAACCGAGCAAGCGCGAGCTAAGTGAAGAGAACCCAGATAGCCAGGAAGTGCAGTACCTCTCCTGAGATGGCGCACCTCACGCCATCTCCCTCTCTCCCTGAGAAACACGGTCGAGTTGACCTCGACTACGTTCTCAGCCCTTATGGTCTTCTTCGTGTTCAACTCGAAGAAGTCAGGATAATCACTGGAAGTGATTTCCCGAGAAGCGGAAATGACACAGTCATCGCCGTTGACCAGAAAAGTTGCGCTCTTGTCGAACCTTGCGGCCCAGCGGGCAGCAATGTAAGATTGAACGCAAAGGAGAGGAAAAGAGAGGTAGGCCCCCATCATCTGCCCGTGAGAAACTCTGTCGCCGCCTTCGACGGTGGGACAGAGAGTCTTGTAAGCGAGTGAACGTACCGAACGAGGGACAGCGACAGAGTTAAAAAACAGACCCCTAAGGATCTCTTTAGCAACATCGTGACGAAGTCCGTCGGTAGCATTCACAAGGTCAACAGAGGTTTGAACTTTGTTGACGCAGATTTTCTCCATTCTTTCGGAGTTAGGACTACCTCTCAGAAGCCACGGCTTCTTACTGAGGTAGTCGTACATAGTCGTGTGAAGCGGGCCAAGAACGTCCATCCTACTATCAAAAATAGTAAGAGGTCGAACTTTGCCAGCAGACAACACTTCTTTGTACCTACAATCGAGGTCCGAGTAGCACTCGCCTTCGACTGTAGCCATCCGAATGAACTCTTCTTGCCTTCCTGCCCAGATGATATCCGCTCGGGAAGCGGAAACATCGGAACAGAGTTCGCGGGCAGACGCCCGGGGAACGAAAGTATTTACATCATCGAAATAATGTAAATCCCAGCAAGGCTTGAAGATCTTTGCTACTTCGGCCCGAACGAAGGCCAAGTAACTAGGAGGAGAGGGGGGGGGTTTAGAGAAAGCGAGACGTTCCCACGCGTCACGCTTTGAAGGAGTGTGGAGGCGACAACCCGTCGGCAGGTTGCGCTTAAAGGAGTTTAGCGTATGAGCAAACTCCCACCTCTCTTTCCTTCCCATGCGAACAAGGGAAGAAAGACCTTCCTCGTCAGGCCGGCCCTGACGGCGAGGAAAACACACTGAGGCGCGTACCTTGCCCTGCGACAAAAGGTACAAAAGATAACTGTCCAAACTGCTCTCCACAGTGTCAGGTAATTCAGAGTATGGCAAGCCATATCTGATCCTAACGACACGGAGTCCAGCCCGGACTGCCATCTTGGTGTGATGCGCAGAGATTGCGCAGACACACCGTGAAGACCTGTACACCCTTAGGGGTTCAAAACAGGCAGCGGCGAGATA